AAGAAAAACAATTTCGTAAACAAGCGTCTACCCCCATTACGCTCTTTTAACCGACGGCTTAACTCAAATTCATTAAAACTACGATTTGAATTCTTGAAAAATTGTTTATTCTTCTGAAGCCATCTACGGTTCAAGGTTCGCATATCTACGTTTTTTGTGAATCCAGTATAACCTGGATACATGATTTCGTTGGCCAATTTGTAAGCATGGATTTTTTGAGCAAATTCAATTTCAAACTTATATTTGTAAAACCGTTCAATTTCCCAGTATCGGATATCCCTAAACTTCAAATACTTGAGTTCAGATACAGTTTTAAGTTTTTCAACCCAATTGTTTGGATAGAATTTATTACCTGTATAATATCCTCCGCTAAAGAAATTAGCGAATAGATACGGATAAAATTGCCTGTTGTAATCTTGACCAATCTTTATGTGCTTGCCGTTCTCAAACCGCTCTAGATTAGTAAGTTGCCAATCGATAAACTGTTTCCCTTCAACCAACTTCGACCAAAATACATAAGATTGTATTTCGATACGTTTCGAAGTGCTGAGAATGATAGAGAAAAAGTAAGTCTTGTCATAAAAAGTGAGCCGTGACGACTTTGTCAGTCGCTTTTCAATACAATAACCAAGGTTTAAATCTGAAGAGATTATGGTCTTGTCCTTATTGGTCCATTTGTACGTTGTGATTTGCGAATAGCACCAGCTCCAGAAGTTTGCAGGTGGTTTCAATCGTCTATCGGCTTCTCGCTTGCATTGTTCATGTTTCATTCATCCAAGAAATCGAAAATGCTCATTTGCTTTTCGACTACTCCTTTCTCTTTCTTAATTTTAGGTTTCATGATGATATCATCATCTGGACCAGCGCCTTTCCTAATTTTGGCGACATCAACCTTTTCTTCAGGAGAAGCCTGAGATTTGTCTTCCTTTTTCTTCTTGACGGGCTCAACAGGCACCTGCTTGATGTTAGATACTTGTGAATTTGAGATAAAGTACTCTCTAACCCATCTGAAGACAGTAGCATCATCGATACAAGCGACTCCGTTTTCAGCAAATTTACGAGCTTTTTCTTTAGCATGGCTTAAAGCACACTTCAGAGAGTATCGCTCTTTTAAGATTCCTTTAAATAATTCCTCATCCTCCTGATCGCATATCCAGTTATGAACACGGTCAAGTGCGGTATCATGTGGTTGATTTAATTCCTCCAGCAACTTAGCCAGAGCTTTTTCTTTAATGTCATTCATATTATTTTCCAAAAAATGCGACTGCCTTTGTGAATTTGGCTAAATACGGGCAGCCGCTCGTCCAAGGTCACATAACCTTTACTGACACATTCCTAGCTCGCTTTTAACGTGGTTCGCGGCACGTTGATTTTGTCGCTAAGTAATAGCAATCTACTGCACCATAATCAAACCTCACATCGTCTTTCCCAATGTATTTTTTGAATTTCGGTCTGGTAATACCTGAGAAAGCCCACTGATGGTCTTTCATCCGTTCGATAAGTTCATCCACATTGTTGAAATCACCAAGAAAAAACTTGCAATGCCCATTGTAGACGAAGTAAAGTTTTAATAACAATGTGTACCACCTCTCTAAAAGTAATCTTTCCTTTTGTTTTTCAAGTCATTAAATACCATCAGATGATCATTGTCTACACCCTTCATCAACCGACTCATAAACGGCCGACCATATCGCTTCTGAATTTCTTGCGCAGTCAGATTAGTCGTGATAACCGTGTTAGCCCTTTTGTTGAGAATGTTATAAAGAATACTAAAGGACCACTCACTGTCCTTCTCCATCCCAAGATCATCCAAGACCAAAAACTTTGCACTAGCAATTTTATTGACCAAGAACTCTTCCTGACTAAAATCAGCTTTAATCTTCATCAGCAAGTCTGTGATATTGATAAAGATAGCAATCTCTTTCGTATGCTCAGATAGAGCTTTCATCATCGCAAAGGCTAAATGGCTCTTGCCAGTTCCAGCTTCTCCCTGAAAAACAATATTGTTCCTAGCGCCCTCGGACCACTCCCGACAAATCCTCTTTGCAAAAGCTAGCTTTTGCGCTTCTTTTTCGGTTGGTGTGTCAAAGTTGTCAAGAGTAGCATTTTTCAGTACATCATCATAGAGAGAGAATCTCTCAAGATAGAACTTCCGCTCTCGTTCATGCTCGGCATCAGCCAACTCATTGACCTTTATTTGATTCTCTGCATGGATCCGTTCCGATTCACATAAGCGACAAAGGACATCATTTGTCCGGAGGATTTTGATCAAGGGAATCCCATGCTTTTCACAAATTTCAGCCTGCTGTTCAGTATTTCTATGGTAAGATAAGGCCATCTCCTCGAGTGCATCAGTTACCATGACATCTTACCTCCGCAAGCCTGCCAGCTGGCCATATCTGATAGGCACTCAGTAACGGTAGAAAGAGGTTGTTTTATAAGCAAAGATTTCTTTTCGTCGCTGATCGGATAAAAGTCATCTTCAAATTGCTCGATAAGTTCTAAAATCCCCATTCGTCCTTAGCCCCCTGTTCTGATTTTTTTTCATTTTGTTGTCTTCCTTGAAGATGGGAGTTCTTGCCATCTTTATATTTTTGGTCATTATCATCTACCTGTTCAATAGTTGTAAAACCTTTCTTTTTCCAATTTTCAAGAATCCCTCTCAGATACTTGAAACTAGGTTGATAAACCTCCGAAGTTATCTCAATTGCACGGTTTAACATATCAAAACTCATTCCATCAAGTCCTACATATTCAAGCAGCTGTTGATGTTGTTTATTGTTTATCCGAATACCGCTATGTTTCAAATTTTCAGATAAGCTGGAACTAACTATCGTCTTATTATTTTCTTTCTCTATCTCTGTATCTATATCTTTCTCTATATCTATATCTCCGTTGCAAGTTGTTGCAATGGTGTTGCAATGCAACCCCCTCAACTCTCTATGTTTGCGACTTCTACGAGTGCTCGCCGTTTCGCTCCCAACCATCTCAGGAACCTGTTCTAAGAAATAATCTCTATCATTTCTTCTAGTCAGCAAGCCCTTACTCTCCAAGAAAATCAAAGTGATTTTAATATCTTCAACATTCTCATCGATGACAAGAGCGATTTCTTCAGCTAGATTGTCAGCAAGTCCATCATAGTAGATGTGCCCACCATCTTCTAGGCTAATCAACATCATTTTGAGATAGATGATAGTATGCGTATCGCCACCTGCAATCTTACGAAGTAGTTTCATTTCTTTAGACTTGAAAAAATCCTGAGCTAGTTGAATCCAGTAGTATCGCTTGTTTTTAACTACCATTGATACCCTCCGTTTTAATCCACAAATGTTTCTTTTCGTGTTACGGGATCAATATCCACACGGCGACCTGTTTTAAAGTCGATAAACCCTTTTTCAACTTGTGGCGCTTGAAATTGAATCTTCTTTTTCTGTCTCATTGCCATTTTAAGCTTGATATTCATCATCAGCGATTCAATCAAGACTACTGATACTAATGTGCCTACTGCGATAATTTGTAAATTGTTCATGTTTTTTATCCTCTTTTTGTGTTATAATATAGTCAAATAATTTTGCTAAGACCTTGTCCAGAAGCCTTTTAGTAAAGTTATTATATTTGATTAGAGAGCCATTCTTTGATGGCTCTTTTTGACCATTTCTTACCAGGGAGTTCCTTCGGAAAACCATTCATGTAACGATAATTGTTTGAAAACGTGTCATAGTTAATACCTAGAAAATCACAGGTAGTGCCTACATCCATCAGCTCTGGATAGTGGTCGCTATCTTTTTCTATTTCAACCAATCTTGTGATTGTGTCCTTGATAATGGATTTAATCCATTCAGATAGTGAAAGTAGAACATTGTCCATCTTCTTCCCCTCCTACCCTTCGTCAAATGAGTTCAATTTCATGATTTTCATCTTGGTATTAGTGCTTGGCTCCCACGTCATCCAGTAAGCAAGAGCAGCTTCTGCAAACTTCTTCGGCAACAAATCATAGCGACTGATATTAAAATGATCCTTGAAATCAATCTCAGCTTGTCTAAAAACTGACTGAGCAAAAATCTTATCAGCATAAGCTGGACTATCAATACCACCAAGGCAAGCCACGACCCTAGCCTTGCGCTTCTTCAGGAGCGACTGAGCATAGCTTGGATGAATCGGTTGCTCACTCTTGAGGTAGTCAATATCTTCTAGCATGGTCGCTTGTTGCTCACGCAACTTCTTCTGACCAGTAAAGAGAGCGATGAAGGCATCCTCGTCCAAGTCCTCGCGGATAAATCCGCCCTGCTTGCGAATAGCTGGCAAGACCTCTGATGTCACCCAGCGCTTGAATTCCTTAGCCTGAGGTAACTTGCTGGATAAGATAAGAGAGTAGAGCCCAGATTCGTTGATGATGATAGTGTTTTGTGTTCGACCTAAATTGTCGGTGAGTCCGTATTTCACGGAGTCATCTTCATCAACGTGCCGAGAAATTGCATCCAGTGGTTTAGCATATCCTAGGATATCTGCAACATCCTTCCCAACGAACCAAGGCTCGTCATCAATTGTCAAAGTACGGACTTCCTGCCCGTGAAAATTAAAAATTTCGTTCATAATGTTCCTCTTCTTACTTTTCCTAGTGTTAAAATAGTTTCCCAAACATCTAGTCCCTCAAGACTATCGATCATCATCTGACTAAGTTGGTGATTTTTCTTCTGCCAATTCAGTATTATTTTCGCTTGCATGTATGGACCTCTCAGTGATTTCTCCAAGGGTTTTCAATACCCAAAATATCTACGACTTTTTCTTTCACATAATCACTTCCTTTTCCATATTTCAGTAGCTCTGAAATAACTGATGATGTTACAGGTACTTGTTTTGCCAATTCGGCTTGAGTCATATCCAACTCAATCAAACGAGTTTTAATTTTAGCCTTAATTATTTTTTGTTCTTTACTCATTTT